GTTTGGCACAATGAGCTTCTATGGATACTTTACCAAACAGAATTTAGACAGCTTGGGCAAGTTCATGTTTGTGGGCTTGATTGCCATTATCATTGCCAGTATTATCAATATCTTTATTGGTAGTAGTGTAATGCAAATGGTTATCTCAGCCTTGGCCATTGTGATCTTCATGGGCTTGACTGCTTACGACACACAACAAATCCGTGAAATGGTCAGTACAGATTCCAGCCCTGCCGCTGAAGTATTGGGTGCGTTGACCTTGTACTTGGACTTTATCAATATCTTCTTGAGCTTGCTACAACTGTTTGGCGATAAGAAAGATTAATATGAAGCTGTTTGGACGTAGTAGTGGATACTATCTATTTTGGACAGGTTTTATCTACTTCTGGGTGGGCATGTACCTTGCATTTACACATGTCGCCCAACCGGAACTTGCTACACTAGGATTTGTACTGGCTCTTAGTGTACCACTTTGGTGTCCGCCAGTTGCTCGTCATTTTAACATGGAGCCTGTAATGTTTGATTTGTTTAAGAAAAAGACAATGCCTAAAAATGTTTTGCCGTTTCCTGCGCCTAAATCAGTGGCGCCAGTAGAGCCGCCTGCTCCTAAGGAAAAGGATCCAACTACCTATTACACTATCGGTCATACTGATGATAATCGTGTAACTATGCGAATGGGTTATACCACACTTACTATGAACTATCAAGGTGTTCAAAATCTTATCGATCAACTTGAATTGTACCAAAATCAATTGAGAGAAGAATGAAGTTCTTTGAACCCTTACGTGATGACCTAATGGTGCAACAGCAGATCACTAATAGTTGGGAACACATGGTAGGTGTTATCATGCTGAATCAAACTGGGCGCAAGCCAGTAAAGCTGACCTTGCCCGAATTTCTATATTGGTTTCCTAATCCGCATGCACTGCTACAAGCAGATGAAAACTTTGTTAAAACCATCTTGGCACCCCTAGGCATGATGAATGTGCGATATGAAAGACTAGTAGGTATGAGCAAGGACTACTTGACCTGGGACGGAGATGATGCTACAATGTTATATGGTATTGGAAAGTATGGTAGCGACAGTTACGAAATATTTTTCAAACACAACTACAGTGTAGAACCCACTGATAAAGAATTGAAACGCTATTTACAAGAGGAAGTTTATGAATCCGTTTAGAGATCAAGAAAAGTTCATGCGAGCATGTGATCAGTCGATTGGTGAATTTGACGAATTGCAATTTGCCTTGTATACTAATCTTATCACTGAAGAGCATCAGGAACTGCTGGAGGCAACACTGTCAGATGATCGAGTAGAGCAATTGGACGCACTTATTGATATCCTAGTTGTCACTATCGGAGCAATACACAGTATGGGTGCAGATGCCGAAGGTGCATGGAAAGAAGTCATGCGAACCAATTTTGCCAAGATTGATCATGATACAGGCAAAGTTCGTAAACGTGAAGATGGCAAGGTTCTAAAGCCCACTGGATGGGTGCCACCCGAATTGAAACAATTTATTAAGGAATAATTATGACACAACTAGTACCAAATGTAACATTTGCTTTTCGAGAAGGTGACGAAGCACCCCAAGGCGGCGGATGCCCAATCGGCGGTGAGTTTGTTTTCAAAACAACCGATGACCTATTCGCCAACAAGCGAGTAGTGGTATTCAGCTTGCCGGGTGCGTTTACACCCACATGCTCCACATATCAACTGCCGGGCTTTGAAGAGCAGTATGAAGACTTTAGGGCACAGGGTATTGACGATATCTATTGCATCTCAGTTAACGATGCATTTGTCATGAACGAATGGGCTCGTGCATTGAACATTCAAAATGTACATCCAATTCCAGACGGTGCAGGCGTGTTTACAGAAGGCATGGGCATGACGGTAGATATGAGTGCAATTGGTTTTGGCAAACGCAGTCGTCGTTATGCGGCTGTTATCGATAATGGACAAGTACAACACATGTTCGTTGAACCCGAATCTAGTGAAACGGATCCGGATCCGTACGGCGTATCAAGCCCAGAAAATGTAATGAAATATCTAAAAGGATAAAAATGCCAAATTTAGTACCCATGGTCATTGAGACCGAAGCTCGTGGAGAACGTGCATATGACATCTACAGTCGCTTGCTCAAGGACCGTATTGTGATGTTGGATACAGATGTGAATGAACACACAGCCAGTTTGCTGGTAGCACAGTTCTTATTTTTGGAAAGTCAAGGCAATGAAGACATCAACTTTTTTATCAACAGTCCGGGCGGAGTGGTTACAGCTGGTATGGCTATTTACGATACTATGCAATTCATTAAGCCTGACGTTAGCACCATCGTTATGGGCCAGGCCTGTAGTATGGGAAGTCTGCTAGCTACTGCTGGTGCTCCTGGCAAGCGTAAGATGCTACCAAACGCTAGACACATGATTCATCAGCCCTCGGGCGGTGCAGGTGGACAGGCCACTGACATGGAAATCCAAGTGAAAGAGATCCTAAAAATGAAGCAGAATTTGACCCAGCTGTATGTCAAGCATAACAGCAAAGGTAAAACATATGAAGAGTTTTTGGCAGCTATGGAACGTGATAATTTCATGAGTGCCCAGGAAGCCCTGGAATACGGTTTGATTGACGAAATCATTACAAGTCGTTGATTCTGTTAGATTAATTATAATGTAACATTAAGTATGTGCTGGGCCGATAAATACACAGTAAGCAGGAGAACTATTGTGCCCAGCAACACCTATTTTAACTGGTCCGAACTAACCAGAAGTGATCTTACTTCCCTGTTCTGTACATTGAGAAATGATATAGTCGGGAAGACGCTTACACCTAGTCAAATTCAAAAGCGCATAAATCGTGCGATAAAACCACACCTTCCTATCAAATTGCGCAAGTGCATCTACCCTAAAACTGATTTTGGATTGGTTTATATTGGCGGAGTCTACTACAGCGAACTGGATAAGAAAGGTTTACCCGCAATAGAAGTCAATTTCAACTTCAACCCATTTGATTGCACAGTCAAGATAACCGAATATCGCTTTCGTAGAATGGCTAGTCGTTTTGCAGACACAGTCATGCACGAAGTTATACACATGCGACAATTCCGTGCAAGAAATTTCAAAAGTATTCCAGGTTATCAAAGCACAGCTGAATTGAGCAAAGAACGCAAAGAGCAAGAATACTACGGCGACACCGACGAAATGGGTGCATTTGCATTCAACATTGCCTGCGAACTATTGGATCGCTTTGGTTACGATCCAGTCCAAATCAAACGTTATCTAGACTCAAATCAGTCATACCGCCATAAAACCAGTTGGTGGTGCTACTATTTGAAAACTTTTAATTGGAATCATGATCACAAGATCATCCGACGTATGAAAAATCTCATCATGCGTCAACTTGAAAATGCCTACCTAGGCAAACCATTTAAGACCACAAACCACTTGACTTACTGATAGTTACCCTGTATAATAAACACTTATACAGTTAACCATCGGAGTACACATGAGCATTTGTGCCAGTCATATCTGGAGTTTGGAAAGCCATCCAAGCCGTTTAAACAAAGAAGCCATTATCCTAGCCATTGCCCAAGAAGGCTGTGATGAATTCTTCCAAGGGTGTCGCTTGGCATTGGATCCCATGATCACTTTTGGTCTCAAACAAATACCGGAGAAAACAGATGAAGATGGACCAGGCTTGCCTTGGGACCACTTTACTCTTGCACTTACTGGCTTTACCACACGTCAAGTTACTGGTAACACAGCACGTGATGTAATTCAAGCTATGATGAAATCTGCCACCAAAGCAGAATGGAATGGCTGGTATCGACGTATCCTTATCAAGGACTTGCGTTGCGGTACCAGTGAAAAAACAATCAACAAAGTAGTGGAGAAGAAGTATGCTCAGTATGCTATTCCTGTATTCGGTTGTCAGCTTGCTCATGATAGTGCTAATCATGAGAGTAAGGTATCGGGCAAAAAACTTATCGAAGTCAAACTCGATGGAGTTAGAGTTATTACTATTGTACGTAGTGATGGTCGGGTGGACATGTTCAGTCGTAATGGTAAAGAACTTGCTAACTTTCCTCATATAGCACAACAGATTTCAAACGTGATCCAACTAAAAGGTTCCAGCAAGAGCATGGACGTTGTGCTGGACGGTGAGATTATGTCAAGCAGTTTTCAGGACTTGATGAAGCAGGTGCACCGCAAGGACAATGTGGAAGCTGGAGATGCTGTTCTCAACTTGTTTGATGTGTTGCCATTGGAAGACTTCGAGAAAGGCATTTACGACAAAGACCAAACCACTCGCAGTAGCATGATCAAGTTCTGGGTAGAACAAAATCAACATCTAATTCCTAATGTAACTTATGTTGCCAACGAACTTGTGGACTTGGACACAGCAGAAGGCCAAACTCGTTATAAAGAAATCAATGCCAAGGCGATTGAGGGTGGGTACGAAGGTATCATGCTTAAAGATCCCGCCGCTGGTTACGAATGTAAACGCAGTGTGGCATGGCTGAAATTGAAACCGTTTATCGAAGTCAGCCTTACTGTAGTGGCTGTGGAAGAAGGAACTGGCAAGAATATAGGCAAACTTGGTGCGCTAGTGTGCGAAGGAGTTGACGATGGCAAGACCATTCGAGTCAATGTGGGCAGTGGACTTACTGATGAACAGCGAGATAGCTTTTGGAAGCTCAAGAGCGACTGTGTGGGTATGGTGGCTGAAGTACGTGCTGATGCGGTAACACAAAATCAGGACGGCTCATACAGCTTACGTTTTCCACGTTTTAAATCATTTAGAGGTTTTGAATCCGGTGAAAAATTATAAAAATATAATTCTTTGGGCACTATCTGTTTTTGCAATTTTTGTATTATTGCCTGTAGAAGATACTTTTGATCAAAGTATGCATACCGAACAGTTTTGTGCATACGGAAATGTTTATGTAGAATTTAGAAAGGCCGGTAAAGTATGGGGTACCACATTTGTAGATGAGTTTGGTAAACCTATCAGATGTGATGGAGATTTGGAAAAAATTAGTAGCCATAGATTAATTTCTTAAATACAGTATGAAAGAACACAAGATCAATCTATCAAATAATTTTATCATGGGCTGGTACATTGATCACAGTATCTGCGATCAACTGATCGAAATGCACAAGGATAGCAAATTTCAATATCAAGGTGCATTTGGAGAATCTCAAGAAAAACTTAGATTTGATAAAGGTATAAAAGACTCTACAGATGTGCCACTCAGTCCGGACAGTGTTCCCCAAATTTATGTTGACAATTTGTTTATGTGTGCTAAAATGTACATGGACCGATACCAATATTGTGACCTAGGTGAATTTGGTCTTTATGAAAATAGTCAGATTCAACATTATCCACCGGGTGGTGGTTACAAGGAATGGCACATGGAAAAGGGCGGGATATCTTGGCCCATAGTAACTAGACACTTGGTGTTTATGACTTACTTGAACGATGTTACTGATGGCGGGGGAACTGAATTCTTCTATCAGGGGTTGACAACTAAAGCTGAAAAAGGGCTGACATTGATATGGCCGCCTGAGTGGACATTCACTCATCGTAGTCAAATTAGCCCCACACAAGAGAAATATATTATAACAGGTTGGTTAAATTTAAAAACCTATCCATTGAAAGGAAATGAAGATGCGTAGTCATTATTGGACAATTGGTAAATTTGCAGACTGGCTTCGTGGCACACCCAAGCTCAAGTGCGGTACGAGTGAAGAATGGGAAGCCTGGCAGGATCAAGCAAAAACTGCTTATCCTATCCGTTGGTGGATCGCCGAAGAAGGGTTGGACTACCTTCAAAAAATTGTCTATTACATTCCGGATAAATTAAATGATGTCAGATATTATATTAATAATCGCTGGGTTAGCCGCAGTCATAGTCTTACTGCTCATGCTCGTGATATTCGTCCTGGCTCTTGGAGCGATGTTGGGAGTAGATTCCTTCCATGCCTTTTTAATGAACTTCAAGACTTTGTTGAAATAGAACAAGCATGGCACCACTGCATGTGGAGTGACGATGCCAAGACCAAGTTTGATGTGCCTTGGTGGCGCAGTGGGTGGTTACGTCTGCGTACATGGCGCAATGCCGAAGCTGGACTCGAATATCTCCGTTGGGCAAGTGAACTGGTTGTTGGAGAAGACATGGGTGTTGAACCAGGCAGCAAAGGATTCGGAGAACCAACTCATCAAGCCAACAGTGCCCGAGAAATTATCGAGCTTTACACTTGGTGGACTGTTACATATCGCAATCGTCCCGATCCTTATGATGCCAGTGGGTGGACTGCGGCATGCGAAGCCAGTCGTGAAGCCAACGGCGGCAAGTTGAGTTTTAGCTCTCCTAAAGATCCTGTTCTCAAAAAAGCACAGGATACAGCACACAAGCTACTTGACAAGATTGAAAAGGCTTATGAAAAAGAAGATGAAGAAATGATGATCCGCTTGATCAAAATCCGCGAGAGTCTATGGACCTAAAATCAGTCAAGGATCAATTGGATGCAATTGGTCCAGGCATGTGCTTGGCCAAGTGGAAACAGGTTACCATACACTTGGCTACAGGCCACACCCACAGTTGTCATCATCCCAATACTCATGTGATACCCATAGAAGAAATCAAAACAAATCCCAGTGCATTGCATAACACACAATTTAAAAAAAATAAACGTCAAGAGATGCTGGAGGGCAAGCGACCCAGTGAATGTCAGTATTGTTGGAAAGTGGAAGACAGTGTCAAGACTGAAACTGTGTTTAGCGATCGGGTAACCAAAAGTTCTGAGATTTGGGCACAACCATATTTTAACGAAGTAATAGATGCTGGCTATGAAAAAAATGTATTGCCCAGCTACATGGAGATCAGTTTCAGTAGTGCGTGTAATTTCAAGTGTAGCTATTGCAGTCCCGAGATCAGCAGTAAATGGATGGAAGAGATACAACAGCATGGTCCGTATCCAACACATCTCAGCTACAACGGTCTTGACCATTTCAAACAGATGCAAAAGATGCCGATTGCCGAACGTGAGGAGAATCCTTATGTGGATGCATTTTGGCAATGGTGGCCGGAGATGTATCCAACACTGCATACATTTAGAATCACAGGTGGCGAACCCTTGATGACTAAACACACATTTAGAGTATTGGACTATATTTTAGAAAATCCCAATCCCAATTTAGAACTGGGAATCAACAGTAATTTGGGTGTTCCCAAAAAATTAATTGATGATTTTATCGATAAGGTAAAGATCATACTGGATAAAAAATGTGTTAAATCTGTAAAGCTCTACACAAGTTGTGAAGCACACGGTGCAAAGGCTGAATATATAAGATTTGGTTTAAACTATAAAGAATGGTATGCCAACTGCCAACGACTGCTGAGTGAGCTACCTGAACTGGAATTCAGTGTGATGTCCACATACAATGCATTGAGTGTAACATCCTATGATTTGTTTTTGAATGATTGGTTAAATCTCAAAAAAGATTTTAGAACACGACACCGCAATGTTAGTTTTGATGCACCGTACCTTAGAAATCCAGAATGGTTAACCATAGGTATTTTACCAAAAGAATACATTCCCATGGCCGAGAGCAGTTACCAATTTGTTAAAAATAACAAGCCCTGGTTCCAAGATTATGAAATAGCCAGAATGGAACGCATATACGAGCTGTTTCAATCGCAAGCTACTAAACCCATGTTATATTTGGAAACTTGGCGCAAGGATTTCTTTCTATTTGTAAACGAGCATGACCGTAGAAGAGGAACCAATTTTTTGGAGACTTTTCCCGAAATGTCCGAATTTTACCATTTCTGCAAGCAATTTTAACGGTTGACTGAATCACCAAACGGCAGTATAATATACATATTGTTAATACATAGGAGTGAGCTAAATGGCCAAAACTGCATTTAAAAATCGTACTGCAAAGCCCAAGGACTTCAGTCCAGTTTGGGATAATGTAGAAACTATGACAGCGGAGCAATTCCAACGTCATTGGCACAATGCCATGTCTTACTACCGCTTGGAATTCAGCGGCAAGGATCTAAAACCCGCAGTTATCAAATGGATGACTGATATTGGTTGTACCAAAACTGATGTGACTGCTTTTAAGAAAACCAAAGACAATCGTTGCAATGTCACAATGGGTGCTATTGCAAGTTGTTTGCTTCGTGGTATGCCCACAGTTCGTGCAGACTTCAACCAAGGTCGCGATACAGCCGAATGGTTGCGTAACGAAATTACCAGTGTAATTGAAGCTGGTAAGAACGATATTGAAGAAACCGAAGCTAAAGAAACCAAACCCTTGGTAGTACAGCCCAGCATCCAAGAACGTTTGCGTGAAACGGCGTTCAAAATGACCGAAGAAATCGAAGATGCTATCGAAGGTTTTCAAAATGATCCTGAAAACTTTGATCCAAAAGCATTCAAAATGCTTAACTTGCTCAAGGGCAAGGAAGTCAAAGCCGCCCACGCTAGGGTTATTAAAACCCTCTACAGCAGGGATTTAGCCGAGCTTCTAGAGTTGGCTAGCGGCAACGCTGATGAACAGCTTAAAGAGGGCTATAGCCACCGTACAAAGAAGCAAATTCGCAATTTGATTGCATTCTATCAAGAGATTATGAGTGCCTGCGATATGCTAGCCCAAGAAGCCAAAGTTAATCGCAAGCCAAAAGCTCGTAAAGCACAACCAAAAGAAAAGGTTGTGGCCAAAATGAAATACAAAAAATCGGACGAACCTTTGAAATTGGTTTCGATAAACCCTGTGGATATCATCGGCTCCAAAGAGCTTTGGATCTTTAACACTAAGACTCGTAAATTGGGTCGTTATGTTGCAGACGAGTACAAGGACTTGGGTGTTAAAGGCACCACAATTACTGGATTTAATGCTACCACCAGTGTTTGCAAGACCCTACGCAAGCCCGAAGACAAACTCAAAGAGTTCAAAGCGGCTGGTAAGGTACAACTACGCAAGTTCTTGGACAGTATCAATGCCACAGATACCATGATGAACGGGCGTATAAACGAAGAAACAATCTTGCTCCGAGTGCAAAGTTGATTTAGAAATAATGGATAAATACTCCAAAGAGAGTGTTTATCCATGGCCCAACAAATAACTGATAATTTAGAAGTTTCCGGCAACCTACAAGTAGAATCAAATCTAGTTGTTAAGGGAACTATAACTACAGATACATTTAATGTAAAGAATCTAGTAACACCAAATGGCAGTTTGGCCAGTGTTGGTAACTGGACGTATGCTACTGAAAACGAGCTCAACGGCAAAGGACTTAGCTGGGCCTGGGAGCAGGGTAGTACATATCTAAGTTATATGAATGGTAATAGATTACGTACTAATAGTAGCTTTGATTTAAGTGCAGGCTCATTTAATTTTAGTATAGATAATATTCCGGTATTGAGTTCAGATCGATTAGGTACTGGGATTGTAAAAAGCAATCTACAACAAGTTGGTACTTTACATAGTTTACAAGTATCAGGTGCAGTAAATCTAAGCGATCTATTGTTTGTTGACGATGTATCAAATAGAATTGGTATTGGTACAGAAGAGCCGGGTGCAAGCCTAACCATTTTGGATAACAACGTAGAAATTGGTATTGGCAGTCCTGACTACGGGGTAGGACACATTGGTTCATATAGCAATTCGGATTTTGATATTGTAACTGACGGACTACCAAGGATCAAGGTCAAGTCTACAGGCGAAGTCAATATAGGCGACCCCGTCAAAGGTGGTGGCAGATTAAATGTGTACGGCACATTGACTGCTACCAATGTGATAACAGATTACAAAATTGAAAGAAGCACTCCAATCAGCTTCAAAGCTAGCCCTGGACATGATATCTACGGTTTAGGGCTTGCATGGACTGGCACCGGCTCTGCACGACAGTTTATCATGATGGGTGCTCCTGATAGATTGTGGAGTTCGGAAAGTATTGATCTTGCGCCACATCAAGCATACTACGTAAATGGTATGGTTGGACTAAGTGCAGACGGACTAGGGCCCACATTGCTCAATTCAAGTTTACAAACTGTAGGTACATTAACCAGTTTACGAGTTGCAGGGCACAGCGATTTAAGTCATGTTAGAGCGGAAAATCTAACATTGGCATTGGATGATAACTCAGCTCGCTATGATCAAAGTAGCATTGACAGCAACACCCATTTTGATATTAAAATCAACGGCGAACTATTGCTCGGGTTGTCAAATAACAAATTGGTGTTGGGGGATGTTACGGAGCAACACAAACCAGTTCAACTGTTTGGAGCTGTCAGTATCAATGTCAATACTCCAGATCCAGAATTGAGTTTGGCTGTCAACGGCAATTACATGTTGGGCGGCAAACGCTTTGTACACTTCCCAAGTGCGCCTGCAACAGGCGAATATCAACTTGGTGACATGTGTTGGAATACCGCACCAACACCAAACAATTATATTGGTTGGATTTGTGTGGCCGGCGGCACTCCTGGTCTCTGGAATGGTTTTGGAATGATTGCTAGCCAATAAACTTGACCTTACACTGTAAAAGTGTATAATTACTATATGCGGACTTAGGCATTCATCCCGCAATATAAACTCTGCATGCCATTGCTTAATCTTAAGGAGATAACAATGGCAAATTTACAACCTGTGCAATACAAGTACACTTCAACAAAAGAATATCACGACGCCTTTCCCTGTGCATATCGTCAATGGCGAGCTGATAGTCACTGTAATCTAAATCACGGATACAGTTTTTCAATGAAGTTTTTCTTTGGTACAAACGATTTGGATGTCCGTAATTGGGCGGCTGACTATGGTGGACTAAAAGAACTCAAAAAAATCTTAGAAGATCAATTTGATCACACTACATTAGTATCGCAGGATGATCCAGAATTAGAGTTTTACAAAGAAATGGAAAGACGCAAGTTAGCCAAACTAACTATTCTCCCAGCATTGGGTTGCGAGGCATTGAGCGATATGCTTTACAAATATGTAAACGGTGTTTACATTCCCGACATGTGGGGTGAAGGTGAAGCCAAACGCTTGTGGTGTTACCGTGTTGAAGTGCGTGAAACTCAAAGCAATATGGCTTTCCGTGAAGGTCATCGCGAATGGAATGAAGACTTATTTGCATAAACTTTGGCGACTTTGGGCCAAGGCATTGGGAGAAAAAGCAGGCAGTACGGACGAGGAATCGGATCGAATTGCTTGCATTCGTACAGTAATTGTGTTATCATATGTACTTACAAACATTTTTATAATCTTAGGTGTCATACGACACTGGTAAAGGCACATATGCAAAAACGTATTGGCTATGCTTGCAAATGGTTAGATGACGTCAGCGAGGTAAGAGGCATGAAAGTCAATGCCGCTAACAGAGAGCTGAATGGTCGCAGTACCACCATGCGCTGGTTACGTGAACACCCCACCGAAGCTGAACAGCGTCAATATGATCTGATGAATCACAACACCGCGGCTGCCGTCAAGCAGATTGAATGTGTGTCTCAACTGCCACCTGAACGTAGAATGATGCGTATTGGTTCGGAAATGCTGAGCGGCTACACTGAAAAAGATTGGATCAAATGGTGGCAACATCCAGATCAGCAACGGCACTGCGAGAAGATATTTGCACCAGTAGGCGAGGCCGCTCGCAAACACGATGTGCGTATCAGCTTTCATCCTGGACAGTTCTGTGTGCTGGCTAGCGAGAATCCCGGCATTGTGGAACGAAGTATTGAAGAATTTGAATATCATGCTGACATGGCTCGATGGATGGGGTTTGGTAAAAAATTCCAAGACATGAAGATCAATGTGCATATTTCGGGCAAGCGTGGACCCGAAGGCATCAAAGAAACGCTGAAGAAGTTGAGTCCCGAAGCTCGCAACTGCATCACTATCGAGAACGATGAAAACTCCTGGGGAGTGGATTCCAGTATTGAGCTTGTGGATCATTGTGCATTGGTACTAGACATTCACCACCATTGGATTAGGACTGGCGAGTATATTCAACCTAACGATGACAGAGTGAAACGTATCATCGATTCATGGCGTGGTGTGCGTCCTACCATGCACTACTCGGTCAGTAGAGAAGATGTGTTGGTAGGGCATGATCCCAATGTGCTACCAGATCATGCGGCGCTACTGGCTGCTGGCTACAAGAAACAAAAGATGCGAGCACACAGTGATTTTTACTGGAACAACCCCTGTAACGAGTGGGCTCTCAGCTTCTGGGATCAGTTTGATATCATGTGCGAAAGCAAGGGCAAAAATATCAGTAGCGGTATGCTATATGATCAATCTAAGAACTAGAGCAAGCCGCTGTCCGATACGTACCTTATTAACATGATGTACGTATTCTATATCTGCTGGTGCTAACACATACGTGCCGATGGTGGGAGTAAATGTACATCCTTGATTTGGATACACTAACTCACCACCCGCAAAATCTTTATTTAAAAACACAATGGCACTGTGTGTCCACGGCTTGATACGGGTCACTTGGCCGTTTTCCATTGTGGCATTATCAGCATGCGGATGATTAAATGCACCTGCTGGATAGCATAAGAAGGTGGCAATATCTAAATTGTCTCGAGTAAACGACAGTCGATTTAAGATAGCATCAACAGTGGGATGGTTATCGCAGTTTGCTTTTTTAACTCCGTCCTTAGAGTCAACATTGGCAAAATACACCATGTTCTTTTCACTAACTTTAGGAAGCATATCATCGATTAGAGATTTGATTTCTTCAGCAGTTGCTATATTTGGTATTACAGTTATTCCGGCCATGTGTCTAAAGCGCCTGTGCTTTGCACAAAAAAGTATTGTGTTAATCTACGAGGCATATTTTTATTTTGTCTAGCACCGTGCAGTATGCCAGCGGGCCAAGTTACCAGTCTGTTGAATTTGTTTTTAATCAGTTCTGTAGTTATAAAATTATTATGGTATTTGTCATGCACTTGTTCAAACTCTGATTGACTAATCTTGCCCTGTTGTAAATCTTCCATGGGATTAGTATAGTCATTGATTGTTCTATCTATTAGTTCTTGCCTGGACCAATTTAGTTCTGGACGTACTCGACATATTTCTAAATCGCAATCTGGGTCTGGGTCTGGTGTTAAAAACACTTGCCCGCATAGAACAAGTTTATAATCCGCTGTGGTCATTCTGCAAGCATCTGGATTTTTACCATCAATGTGTACCCAGTTGTGGTTAAAAACCTCAATTGGTTTATACTCATGTTGCATAAAAAATGTATTCATGAACACAGTTCTGCCATCCAATCCGTGCATGTTATAGATGGCTTTTCTAAATTTCCAAAAATGCGCCAAGGACAGATCTTGTAGTCCCACACTACGCTTACCGCTACCGCATCCGATAATTGGATAATCATTCTTTAGTAGATCGAGGATCTCAGTTGGATCCTCGTAAAAATCATCTACTACTTGGATTTTGTTCATTCACTTTTTGGTTTGCGTGGAGCACGTGGCTTTTTAACAGCTGGTGCTTTTTTAGCGGCTGGCTTCTTTTTGGCTGGTGCGATACTTTCAACCATGGCAGCCGAAGCTGTTTCAGCCACAGGCGTTTCTATCTTGTAAGGCACTTCCACTTGAGCTTCAGCGGCTGGTTTAATTCCAAATAGTTTTTTGATATAGTGTAACATAATAAAATCTCCGTTATGTACGTATTTATAGATATATAGTACTATGCAAAAAATACCTTTAGTAACTATAACCTGCGCTAGAGACCTGCATTTGTTGGAATTGCAAGCTCAGAGTATACAGCAACATTTGACATCAACACACGATGTATATATTATAGTGAACGAATCCGATACAACTGCATGGTTTAAATATTTTGATCAGAACATAAAACACTACTATGCACAGCACAATTTAATTGTAATTTGTAGGGACGAGTTTGATGTACAGTGGGCATTATGGACGAATGGCAAAGTTAACAATTGGAGCAGTGGCTGGGTCACTCAACAAATACTAAAGTTGATAGTTGCGGATAAAATACCGCAACATGCCTATCTTGTATTGGACAGTCAGAATTTCTTGATAAAAGAATTTGATACTGTTTTAGAAGATAAAATACCATATCGTCCTGGCATCTTTTCAATGCCCAGGACCACCTGGGACAGTTACGCAAAGCTGTTTGGGATCAGCAATTTGGAACCCAGCGACGACGTCATGTCCATATGTACTCCGATATATTTGAATACGAGTCTAGTTAACAGTTTGATTGAAAACTTTTCAGGTCAAAGAGAGTTTGCCAAATGGTTTAATTCCATACCTGGAAAAAGTGAGTTTATACTGTATTACTTGTGGGCACAAACTAAGGGATTGTTTGATACATGTCATTGCAAAACCGATGATTGGGCAGGGCCGTACTTGCGCGATTCAACCACATTTGACCATGACTTTGAAAAATTCTTTGACTTTGTTGGCATACACGAACCACACAAGTGGACCAGTATAAATCATAGAAGTTGGGGAGACATGACTGATAAGCAATACAATGATCTATTGATCAAGTTGTCTGACTATGACTTAACACCTGACTTCACAGAATACAGAACACACTACTTGGAGAGATACCGTTAATGCTAACTTCAGTGGACCCATGGCGCCCGATAATTTACAAAGATAACTTTGGTGGATTAGACCACAGCGGTATCATCGATAAAATAAATCCCATCCTCGATCAGTGTGCATCGTCTAACACATACCTTGAAAAGGATGGCGGTGTTAGCAGTGTGAGAGATTCAAAAACAAATAACAGTCTTGGGCCCATTGCTTGGGACGAGTTCGCTGGTTTAAGAGACTGGATGACTCCTAGAATTACCCAAGCAGTTGCCAACTGGGGTCTGCCCAGTATGAACTATGTTGTGGATCTAAGCTGGATCAATCGTCACGGACCTGGTGCATGGACCGATGAGCATGTGCATAGAGCCACTGCATTTGTTGCTACATATTATATCAAAGCGCCTGAACATGGCGGACATTTGTTAGTACGCAACCCTTTAGAATACCATTGGAATTATTATCCCGAAGGTGATGATTTATCAAAGGAGATATGGAAGCCCGTAGAAGTAACTACTGGAGATTTTGTGTTGTTCCCCGGATGGCTACCCCACAAATCGGATATCAATCGTTCCTTGGACACAAGATATGTGTTGAGCGTTAACTTTATTGTTGCTCCAAGATACCGATAAATACTGTCATGTATAATTTTATCAGGCATATTTCCCTAAATGAAGGCAAAACTCCCTTGACTTTGGAGCAGACACCCTTGCCTTACAGCAGAACTGCACTGGCACCCGTAAAAAGCAAAGCCACATTGGACTATCATTATGGAGAATTGTACAAGGGCTATGTGGATCGATACAACAAAGGTGAGGGCGATCCTGACTTCAACGAAGCTGGCGCTTTTTTGCATGACATTTATTTTAGACAATTTCAGCATCCCACGAACAATAACCAGCCCGATCATATAGCTTTGAATTTTATCAACAAGCACTACAAGTCCTTTGGAAATTTGCAAGAACAATTTGAAAAAACTGCTATGAAAATACAGGGTAGCGGATGGGTGTATCTAGCAAGAGATGGCAGTATCAAAACCATTAAAAATCACGAAGTCAGAATGGACATCATACTGCTGGTGGACTGGTGGGAGCATGCCTGGGCTCTGGACTATCAAGCTGACAAGAAAGATTACCTACACAATATCTGGAGAATCATGAATTGGAACATGATTGGCTCTAGAGTTGGTCGAGTGTCTTGAGACTACTGGCAGGAATACTCCATACTTTACGGCTTTCTACACCTTTGCTTTGTGCAAATTTCTTGGCATCACACTCAGAACACACATGATAGTAGTTGTCGTTTAAACGCTTGGGATCCATGGCACCTTTATCCCTATGAAATAGATTTTGACAACTGTCGCACCTAAATATAACCACACGTTTTTTACGGCTATAGGTATGGGTCATACCGCACGTACTAGTGCGTACATAGTAGTTTTGTCTAAGTTCTGTTCCTAAATACATAATGTATTTACATTAAGGTTATAAAATCCTTTGATAAATATCATATCGAGGGCTACAAAATGATCACAATCACCGAATCTGCAAAAGCAAAAATCAAGGATTTACTGCTTGAAGAGAACAATCCACAATTATCACTACGTACATTTGTACAGGGCGGAGGGTGTAGCGGATTCAGCTATGGATTCACATTTGATGAAGTGACAAACGAAGACGATTTTGAAATCCCAGTTGACACTTTCAAGATCCTAGTGGACAGCATGAGCATGACATATCTCACAGGCGCTGATATAGATTACAAAGACGATCTCACAGGCAGCCAATTTGTAATAACAAACCCCAATGCACAATCAACCTGCGGCTGTGGCAGCAGTTTCGGAGTATAATAAATGACACTACAAGTTATCAACGTAGGTATCCAAGGCAACGACGGTACCGGCGACAGTATTCGCCAGAGTTTTATCAAGATCAATCAGAATTTTTCCGAACTGTATGCAGTGTTTGGCCTAGGCGGAACATTAACTTTAAATACCTTAACTGATGGAACTACCTATACTGCTGACCAACTAATTGTAGGTAGTCACGGTACTGGCGCAACATTAAGTGCTAGATCGTTGACCAGTAATGATTCGTCTGTGACCATTACCCATACTGCCAGTGGCATAAATCTCAGCACACAAGCGGCCGCGTTGCAGTCAGATACTCACCCAACTCTGGGTTACGAGATGAATGCCAATTCCAATCTCATTGGTAATATTCCTGATCCAACCAGTGCCAATATCAATCGTTTCAACACTGTTACTTTCCCGGCCAATCCAACTTCGATCAACCAAACAGCAGTAACAGTCAACTACGGAGTGAGAAACTTCATTTCCGCTGTGGCCAGTAACATCACTTCACCAGGAGCTGGTAATTATTACACACCGACCAGTGCAGGCACATACACTGTCAGTGCTGCCATCAAAAGTCGTTCCCAACCCGCTGTTCCGCAGACCACAGATCCAGATTATAACTCTACATTGACCAGTAACTATTTGCCAACTGAGATAATGCAACGCAAAGATGTTGTGTATCGCGGCGGCGACTCCATGACTGGCACATTGAATCTCAACGATCACCCTACACCATTAGCTGGCTATGGCACACCAAACTCCAGCAGTGACTTGCAAGCGGCTAGTAAATTTTATGTTGATGCCAATACCAGTTTCAGCAATGTAAATTTGTTTGTATCCACAGGCGGAGATGACACACAAAGCAAAGTTCCTACTGGACGCAACGGTCGCAGTTGGGCTTATGCATACCGAAGCGTGGGGGCGGCCGCATTACAAGCACAGAATTTGATTAGTTTATCACAGGTAGAACCCGGTCCTTATAGACAGACCATTTATTATACACAAAATAATTTAACCACGGCCAGTCAGATTTTATCAGATGGTGTTGTACAGACCGACGGCAACAACAGTGTACAGGCCTATATCGATGCACAATTTTTATTGCAACGCGACAAAGCATTTATCCAAGCAGAAACTGTAGCATACATCAACAAAAAATATGTGACTCCTTTTGTCCCAAACAGCAGTGTAGTTGTTGTCAATGCATCAGGTACTGTTGGACAATTCACCATTAACGTGTCATCTTTTTCTAATATAGTTGTTGGGCAGTTTGTAACTGGTACATTTATTGGTGCAAATGCATATGTGACTGCTATTCTAAACCTCACTATCACATTGAGTGTTGCCAATACTGCATCATCTAATGGCAGTAATGTGACATTTAATCTATCAATTAACAATTTGATTAAAACTTATATCCAAGGCCTTGGCTATGATATTGTTTTAGGAACCAATTTCAATACCATAACATTCTTATCTAATTTGTTCAACAACAACTCGGGTAATATTTCATTAGTGGCAAATCAATTGCCGCAATTTAAAGATGCTATTGTTAATCTCACACCTGCTCAGATAACATCGTATTCTTACAATACCACGCTGGTTACAAATTACATGAACCAGTTATATAATGCACTTAGAGACGATATATCCTTAGGCACCAATCATCTAAGTATTTTTGCGGCACTCAATTTCAAAGGCTATAATACTGGATTGAGCGTGATTGAAATTGTATATGCTGTTAACCAACTCAATTCAAGACTATTGGCCACAACCATTGGCGGTGGTAACAGTGTTTCAAGTTTAAATTCTGTTACACCTGCACTGGCATCTAACATTGCCACGGTATTGAATATATTGCAAGGTGGAACTGCACCAGTACCAACATATCCTAATACACTATCACCGTTGACTACCACAGCACAGAAAAGTGCTAGAGATTTGTTACTGAACAACATTGCATTTGTGCAAGCAGAAGTTATTGGATATCTGACCACAAACTTCCCAGGTTTAACTTACAGTCAAACTACCTGCAAGCGAGATATGGGGTACATTGTAGAAAGTTTAATCTACGACCTCATGTATGGCGGTAACAGCCAAAGCGTGTACTCAGCATTGCAATACTGGGGATTTGGATACGCTGATGTATTCCAAGAAGCCAGTACAGAAAAAACAGCCACAATAAATGCTGTAAATTATTTAAAAACTCTTGCGCAAAATATTATTACAAACACACAGTTAGGATCAAGTGGTTCCAACACTGTACTTTATCAAACTGCCATAACTCAATACATCAATAGATCGTATAGTGGCATTACTGCCGGAGACACATTATCTCTAGCAATAATTAGTAATATTGCGCTGATACAAAGTGCGGTGAGTGCCACCGCTGAGCCCACTGTTACAAACAATAAAACCACTATCACAATTTCAGGCACCGCTACCACGATATCGTATGCTGACTTCACAGGAGTAGGTGGGCAACAACTGTCATTTAGAAACAATGTTGCAACATCAAATTCTACTACAGCATACTCAAACTATACCACAACTGTTGATTTGGTAAGTCCTAATTTTAGTGTTATTAACAATACCGATTTTGCTAATGCATTGTCTACATTAACAACCACAGCAACACAGATATTGACCTATGGTGTGGACAATACTACCTATTTGAGACCAGTTCCAACCATACCAACCAGTATAGCTAACGCATTGTCTGGGTATACTGTTGCCGCATCACTGTTGTTGTCAAATGCTAAGTTTCTTGCAGAAGATTGCTATTACAGTTATGTGTACACATATGGTGTACCTTCTGGATTCAACAGTGCATTATTTCAAAATTATATTAAATCTATTGTAGAAGCCGTGGCATATGACATCAGTTATACCACAAATGCCAACAAAGTTAACGTGGCCAGTGTGGCGGCAGCTTATCAGATTTATGGATTGATCACTACCGCAGACGAAAGAACTAGAGTGGCTGATCGTATACAAAATAGACTGGCTGCAAATTTAACATCCGCAACAACCAATGTAACCATTGCTGGAGTGTCCGGATACAGCTATATTAATACTCAGACTACTGGTGCTGGTGGAGGGTCAGCCGCGACCACTGATATAGGTTTAAGAGTCACAGACATTCTTAACATTGCCAAACTGGTCAGCAATACTGCGGCAGTACTACCAGTTACAGTGTTCTATAGCAACAGCTCGGTATACGGTGGATTCCAAGTGGTACTAGCCAACAGCACAGTTATGGCCAACACTGTTGTTGCCAATTTAACTGCCAAGTACACAGGATTTACTTATGTGCAATCCACTTGTTATAGAGACATTGGATATATTGTAGACGCAAGCACCATTGATCTTGTAACTGGGGGTAACTATCAAAGTATCAATGCTGGCAAAGCCTATTACAAAAATGCATCTGCACAAACAATAGCCATCGGAACACAATATGTACAAACGCTGGACGGTATACAATATGCACAATCACTAATTGTACAAGTTCTTAATCAGACTAGAGCAATACGCTATCAAATAGCAGTTACGCAAGGTGACTACACCGGATCTAGAAATGCAACCAATGCTGTTGCTACTTTAAACTATAACTATACGAATTATATCTTAGGCATTATTCAGAACGGATATGCTAGTATAGCAGATAGTGTTGTGTCGTACGGCACTGGTTTATGGACTATAAAATTTGGCAACGGTGGTAAAGGATTTGTTGATCAAGGTGTGCCAACAGACGTAAAAATTATTCCAGGTAAAATTTTACTTGATAATGTTACTGGAGCTCAGGGCGTTATTATTTCGTATGCTCAAGGAACTACGCTGTCATATGACACCATTGTGTTAAAATTGACACAACCCGGATTCTTTGCTCCCAATAGTACATTGGACTTTGCTGAAACTGTGCCCAATCAACAAATTACCATCAATGTAGAAAGCGGTATTTACTACGAAGATTTTCCAATTAAACTTCCAACCAACACTACTGTTAAAGGTGATGATTTCAGACGAGTATTGATTAGACCTATTGACCGTATTAGTCAAAGTCCTTGGGTGAAAACATTCTTCTGGCGCGATGCTTTTACCGACGGGTTGCAAACTGGTCAAGTGAATACTCCAAGTTTAGGACGCGGCGGACTTGATTATGCAACTACCAGTGCCATTACCATAAGTGCCGCGATTGGAACTATATCTGTTGTATTGGCCACCGGTAATGCTTTGCAATCTTGGATTGGACTGGTGCTTATGGATGCCACTACTGACACAGGTACATGCGGAAAAGCTGTGATCAATACTGTGAGCGGTAATGTGATGTATTGTACTGTGGTGTATCCATTTGCCACTAACAAAGTCAATACCCCAATTGCATCCGGATCTTGGCATCTATACAGTGGATTGAATCTAGGACGGTTCTATCTATCAGATCCACAGAATCCATATTCTACTCCCCTGAACAACAAATTGATCGACGTGTTCATGGTCAATGATGCAACACGTTTGAAATTGATATCCATGCAAGGCCATGGTGGATTTGGAATGGTGCTTGATCCAGAAGGTCAGATTAAGACCAAATCACCTTATGCACAAGAGTGCGGTAGCTTTAGCGGTAGTATTAATAAACAAAGATTTGCTGGCGGTCAGTTAATTGATGGATTCACCGGAAGAATTTCAGCCAGTATAACAACTATCGGAGCTTCAAATAGCGGTATTGCTGGCACTAGCCTCACTGTTATAGGAACTCAAAATACAGGTTTAGATGTGAGACCTCCACAAGTGCCATGCAGTTTCTTCGTACAAGGTGCTCGCTATCAGGTCAACGATATAACATCATGGACAGCAAATTCTGTAGTGGCCACAACCACATGGTCTAGCGGTGGTACTGCTACCAGTACCAGCTTTGTAGTAACCAGTGCTACCGGCATTGTTGCCGGGCAATTGGTAACAGGTACCGGTGTACAAGCATTGACATATGTGAGTCCTAGTTATACTCCTGGAAGTACCACAGTTAGATTAACGTCAGCATTGATTGCACAGGCCGGTGGAACTTATACCTTTGGTATTCCGCAAGCAACTATCACATTGGACAACAGCACACCATTCAGTCCAAGTGTGGCATTTGGTAATTCGTATACTGCTCTTAATACCACTGTTGGTACCATTGTGGATGCTGTTAGTTATGACATGGTGTTTGGTAGTAACTATCAAAGTATCAAAGCCGCACTGGTGGCATTGCTACAAAAACCAAGTGGTTTGCAATTGGCATTGTTGACCCAGGCGGTTAATTATGTTGGAACATATATTGGAACATTGGGGATTACAAATTCCTCATCTATTGCGCCAAATCTCAATACCATAAACACCATTATTAATTCAAACGCATCAAGTGCTCCAGCAATAACATATCCCACTCCGGTCAGTGCCGGCGGTAGCACACGGGTTAATGCAAAGAATTTAATTCAGCAGAATAAAGCGTTTATTCAACAGGAGATAACAGCATGGATCGCAACACAATACACTATTTCTAATTACGCTGACTACAGTGCGGCTAAGAGTCAACGAGATTTAGGATATATTTTAGATGCAATAACATACGATTTGTTGTATACAAACGGAGGAACTGCTCCGGCTAATAGCAACAGTATGTCCTACGACCTAGCACAAACATTTTATAGTAATGCTACTCAAGTTTTAGGAAGTACAAAAACACTTTGTGCAGACTCCTACAATAGATTGTACACAGTATTAGGTTATGTATTAGCAGGTACAACTACTGCAAGCGGATATCCAAGTGCCGGTAACAATCAAATTCAACAAACCAATGGTGGCAGTTATGCATCAGCTGAAGTGGCTAATGCCCAAGCGATTGCATACATGATTCGAGATTATATTAGCTCAGGAAGCTTTGGTAGCTATACTAGAAATGCCCCTACAATATCTGCACAGACTCCATCGAGTGTTGTGACCGATTGGACTAATATATCTAATAACAGATCAACTGCTATTTCAACCATACAAACATATGTGACAGCAGGCGGCAACTTACCGGTTTATTTTGAGACTGCTGGTAATCGTAGTATGTTGGCTAACGATTTTACACAGATCAACGATTTGGGATATGGTATTGTAGCGTCCAACAATGGATTGACTGAACAAGTTTCAACATTTACCTACTACAATCATACTGCCTACTGGAGTTTGAACGGTGGACAAATTCGTAGCGTAGGAGGTTCAAACGCCAACGGTAATTATGGATTACGTGCTACCGGTGCAGATACTACTGCTATACCAAATGCTGTCAATTTAGTTTCAGACATGGTGCAAACTGCTAGAGTTTACAAACAAGGCAGTACTGCAACAGCAATGACACCTACTGCATCAACTCCGGCCTTGGTGATTTCTGTCTATGGCTGGTCTTACAAACCATTTGCAAATTCAGAAGTAGAAATTGATCATACCCAACAAGGCGGTGGTGTGGCAAGATATGCCATTGGAAGTATACAGCATTCTGGTATACAAGTTACATATAATGGTTCTAATCAAGATGTATTGCAATTAAACATAAGCACTGGTGGCGGAAGTTCGAGTACAACTGCTGGAGGATTACAATACCCACTGTACGACGGACAAATAATAACCATACGTGTATTACAAAGTGTAAAATTGTCAAACGTTGCAACGGTTAAACCTACTCGACCAAGCACCAGCTTACAATACACAAGTAATTTATCATCAATCTATAGAATACTTTCTTATGGATTAGTGGAGTCCACTGGTGAGACATTGGTTGATCAACAACTTGCGGCAACGGGTTTTGTAACTTCAGCCAGCACCAGCAGTGCGGTTGTGCAATTATCAATGGCTGTAGGCAGCAATGCTAGTGCTGTATCAGTTGGTCAGTTGGTGACGGGTGCAGGCCTAAACGGCACATTTAATACCTATGCTGTTACAGTGATTAGTGGCGGTATTTCAACAACATCAGTCAGCGGATCGTCCGGTGCCAGTAGCTTTGTTGTAGCAAGTGCTTCAAGTATTGTGGCAGGCATGTTGGTGCGAGGAGTAGGTATACCTTATAGTATAGCAACAAATACATATACGTTTGTAGGCACAAGTTATGTGTTAGGTAGTACTACTGTACCGTTGGTAACCATAACAGGCACAACTGTTACCTTAACAGACAATGTTAGTGGTAGTTACACATTTGGTGGGGTTGTTGCTGTAACACTAAACGGACCACCGAGCACTTATACCGCTGGGTTGTTAAGTTACCAACTGTTTAACATAAATCAAACCACTGCCATTGTGCAGATGGACAGTTCGTTTAACTATTATCAAGTGGCTTCCGATGTTGCATCTATTGGCATTGCAGATCCAACAGCGTACCCTACTGGTTATGCCTTTGGTACAGTTGTGTCTTGGACTCCTGGCACTAGCTCATTGGTTATAAACACTGTTACAGGAACACCGGTAAGTGGTATGGCCATTGGTGGCATAGGGTTCGCTGGACAAACTGTGTCTAGTTGGACATCTGGTACTGGTACTATAATTGTATCAGGCACACCAAGCACAGCTATTCCTCCGCAAGTTGGAGCACAAGTTTGGTTTTCAACTCAAACACTTGGCACTAGAATTGGCGATAGTAAGATTGCTGTAGGTGCTGTGACCAATACTGCCACTGCAAGCCAGCTTAATCTTGGATATTATATTACCAGTTTGAACGGGCGTGTGCATAGAATTATAAGTTATACACCTCCGTCCAATTATTCCGTAGCAACGTATGTTGACGGTGGCACCGGTGGTAGTACAACTATTAGAGTTACAGGTCTATCTGGAACAGTGGTTAACGGATTAATTGTTTATAACTCGGGTGGATTTACCACTGGACAGAAAACAACTGGTGCCGCTACGTACAATGCCAATACTGGATACTATAGTATTCCAGTCACAGCATCGGCCACAGGAACTCCTAGTGGAAGTGTGTATTTCTTGAATGGCGCAGTAGGTGTTACCACTGCCGCATATATCACTACTGATCCAAACCCCATTGTTAATAATTCTGCAACTGGAGTTGCACCTGCGGCACTAAGTGTGGCGGCAGCACAATATAATGTTAATGGAACTGGATATGAATACGTAACGTACAATGTGCCTAATACACAAACTGTTGCCAATCCAACTCCAGTGATACCACCGGTAGATAGTTATCTTACAATATCGGGTTCAAGTGCAACTGCATTTAATGGCACATATCAAATTGTAGGCAACACCAATCAATCAACCATAACTGTTGCAAGTACTACCAATTTGCAAATAGGCATGTATTTGGCTAGCACTGCCTCTGGCGCAATTATACCTACAAATTGTATGGTACAAAGTGTGTCAGCCGACGGTGTAACCTTTGTGGTAAGTCCTGCTTGCTGGCTGCCAGCAAGTGCGGCAATCACTGCTAACTTCCTGACATCAGTTGCTAGTATTTCTATTGTTAGCGGTGGTGGTGGAGAATACACAACTGCCCCATCATTGACATTTAATGGCGGTAGTCCAACTGTTGCGGCACAGGCCACGGCAACTGTGGCAAACGGATACATCACTGCGGTAACAGTAACCAACGGCGGTTCAGGTTATACAAACAGTCCTCCAGTAACTTTGTCAGCAAGTTACGGTACTGCTACATTTAATGTGGTTTTATCAGCCACAGCAACATATTCGGGAACAGTACTTACACAAACACCAAGCACACAAATAACAGTGCAATATCCAAGTCAGATTGGTGCGGCAACAGGAACTGTTGCTACACTGGTAAACTCAGGTAATGTAATAACTATCAGTAGCATCGGCGGAACACTAACTCCGGGTAATCAAATTATCTTTACTACTGGGTTAAATGGTATAGCATTGGGTAATTTAGTTTCTGGCGTTGCATACTATATCTTAACCGTAGGTGGTAGTAATATCACTGTGAGTCAAACCCCATGGGGGCCAGCTTTTGTTCCTGTAAGTAGTGCTATTGGTACGCTTAACGGTACAACACCGTACATGACTTATGTGGCAACAGCATTTACATTTGGTACACAGTTAACAGTAAGCGGTACTCCTAGTGTAGGCAGTGTTAATGGTAATGGAACATATCCTGTAACATTTTCACTAAGTGGTGGAGCTACTAGCGTAACAAGCGGTGCATACTATCGTGTTTATAACAATACCAACGGATTGTACAATGGCACGTTTGTATGTACAACTGCTACTGGATCAAGCTCAACCATTACATTGACTTATCCAAGTAATCCTGGAACATGGGGCGCCAGTACAACCAGTTACATCACAATTGAAGCCACAACAAGTACTAGCAATGCCCTGGGATTGAGCAAACCATTAAGTTCAGCAACCACATACAGTTTCAGAATTGGTTATGCAAGTAACAACGGCGCACAGATTATTACCAATATCAGTACATGCCGTGCAACTGGCCATGACTTCTTGTTGATAGGTACCGGTGGATACAACACCAGTAATTATCCAAACACAATTTATGGGCCGCCAGCGATTGCGGCTATACAATCCAATCAAGTGTACGAAGAAACTACAGGTCGTGTGTTCTATGTGACCACAGATGAAAATGGTATTTTCAATGTGGGTAAATTCTTTAGAGTTGACCAAGGCACTGGTACAGTTACATTCAGTGCAAGTATTGCATTGAGCAACTTGAGTGGCTTGGGATTCAAAACAGGCGTAACTATTAACCAGTTTAGTGCCGACTCTACCATGAGTGATAACTTGCCAACCATTGTTCCAGTACAAAGTGCAATCATAAGTTACATTGACAATAGACTTGGGATAACAAAGAGCGGTGGGCCAATAACTCCCAATAATGCAATTGGTCCGGGTGTGATGGCATTGAATGGTGTAACACCTATGGCACAGAATCTCAACATGAACAACAATCGTGTGATTGGTTTGAGTGCTCCTGTTAGTGGTAGCGATTCCGCAACCAAACTGTATGTGGACGGCACAGCTTATCTTTCTCAGGATCGAGATGTTAATTTTAATACTCAAGGTTCTGTATCGGTAGTAACCAGCACAGGTAACTATATCACATTGAGTACTGTGAGCGGCATTTATGTAGGAAACACTATTGTTTTTGGCATTGTTAATCCTAATCCTGCTATAGGAAATATCACCGCTGGTACCACTTATTATGTGTTGAGTGTACAGTACGGAGCAAATACCATCACAGTTAGTACAAGTGCTGGAGGGTCTGCATTCAATCCTGGAACTGCCTCGGGTACTATGTCGTTTGTTACAACCACATTGTCAGCAGGAAACATATTAATCTATGACACAACCACTGGTACTGCAACAAGTACCACAACCACCAACATAATAACACTTACTGCAAGTGCTAACAGCACAGTTGCAACACTACAAATTGGCGATACAATTACATTTACAGGTACAGGTTTTGGACAATTAAATCCTGGTACATATTATATTACCAGTGTTTACACAAATCAAATAACTGTTAGTACTTTGCTTGACGGACCTATCCTTAGTTTGACTTCGGCCAGCGGCACACTCAACTGGACTAGCAGTAGATGGAGAAATATCACTGTTCCACAAGGATACAACAGTATTGCTATCACCGGCGGCAGTACTACCGCAAATGTTGCTACATTGACATTTGCCAGTCAAAATACTATACCGTTCCCAGTGGGTAGCACCGTTACAATCACTGGAACTAATCCAGTCACATACTCTGGAATTTTCACTGTTACTGCGGCTACTGTGGGCAGTGTGACTATGGCCAATGTTAATAGTTCAGGATCATTGAGCAACAATAATTTTAGTAACTATGGTTACATAATAGGCAATACTGTTAACCTTACTTACAACGGCGGACTAGGTAGTACAGTGACATCCAGTTTAGGTAGCAATGTGATATTGGACAGCATGGTGGGTACCACTGCTAACATACAACAAAGCAAGTTGTTGTTGAATGTTCCAGGTGCAACATATACAACTACTATAGAAGGAACAGTTACTACGGTTAGTAATACAACTGTTACAGTCGGTGCTCCGACAGGCAATTCAGCACAGATACAAGCAGCCAATGGTTTGAGCAGTTTTGATGCTAACATCTTTACACAGTCTAACGGTTGGGTAAGTTTGGTAGATGCTGGAACATTGGTATTATCAAATACTGTGACTGCTACAGGCATACCTCTTACCAAGATAGCAAAGATTGCGGCTGGAAATGTTTTAGCAAACGCCACTGGTATAGGCAGTAACGGCGCGGCAATAAGCCCAGTTGCAGTGACATTCAGCACTGTGGCAAAAAATGGTAACGCTGTAACCAACGAGTTCTTTACTAACACAGGTGTTATGGTGGCACTTAGCAATGCCGATGCCACAATCAACGGACAGACTGTTGTTGGTAATGGTAACGTCTACGGTATCAAAACACTGAGTAGTACACACGGTAATAACACTATACCAATCAGTAACGGAACTGGTGTGATAGATATCACTTCGTTGTTGATAAACGGCAATACTGCTATAACATCTACCAGCACAACTGATATGAAATTCTATGCTCCGTTTGGTAGTGGTGGTAGTGGAGCTGCCACAGGTGGCACTGGTTCAAGTTACAATTTCATGACAGTTGCTGGAGTAACCAGTACCACTGGCACAACCACACTAAACTCTTATGTGGACATGAGTGGCGGTACTACATTTGTTAATTCAATTGTGGCCGGCGACACAACACATGCGGCCAATACCACTGGTACTGCGACCTTTAGAGGACAATTTAGTCTTGTAAGTGGTTCAACCATGATTGCCACATACTCAGCTGACTTGGCCGAGTACTATGAAGGCGATGCTGAATACGAAGTTGGCACAGTTGTTGTGTTTGGTGGTGATAAAGAAATTACCACAACTACACAAATCAACGACACTAGAGTTGCTGGAGTTGTTGGCGCTCAAGACAAAGCGGCCTACATCATGTACAGCGATTGTCCTGGATTGAAGAATCTTGTGGCATTGGCAGGGCGTGTGCCATGCAAGGTAGTGGGCCGTGTTAAGAAAGGCGACATGCTGACTACTGCGGCCACACCAGGCTATGCTGTCAAGGCATTAGCACCAACATTGGGCGCCATAATTGGCAAAGCATTACAAGACAAAGATTATGGCGAAGCTGGCATAATTGAAGTTGCTGTGGGGAGAAATTAATGTCACAACTAACTATAAATGTAGGTACTATTGCCAACGACAAAACTGGCGACACACTACGATCGGCTTTTGTAAAAGCTAACTCAAATTTTACAGAGTTGTATACAGCATCGGGAACAGTGCCCAACGGTACCAAAACATCAACTGCCGTCGGTACTGCTGGGCAAATTAGTTACGATTCTACTTACCTTTATGTTTGTATAGCAACAAATACATGGCGTCGTGTAGCGTTGGGTAGCACTTATTAAGATACGGTAAATACTAAAAGAGAGCGCAAACATGTCATTACAAACAATCAATTTAGGAACTTATGCAAACGATGGCACCGGGGATGACCTACGTACTGCGTTTACCAAAGTAAACAGCAATTTTGCGGCCCTGACACTGACCTCTGGTATTTCAAGTGCTGCCAACCTAGGTACAGGAGTTGGTATATGGGCTGATAAGAATCTAACAAATTTACGTTTCAAAAGCCTCACTAGTACCGGAGCCAGTGTTACTATCACCAGCACAACCAACACAGTAAATTTAGAATCGGCAACAAAGGTCAGCAAAGACACCAGTCCCATTCTAGGTGGTAATTTAAATCTCAATAATTTTTATATTTCAGGTGGTGATACACGAACCACAGTTCATGGCTACGACCAACGAATAAGCGATAATCTTTTAGCATTGTTGATGCGTAATAACACATTCACTGTGGATCTAGGATCATTCAGTTACCCTACTGGATACGACACAGTATCAAGAGGATATAATGTAGATTTTGGTACTGGTTTCTTGTCAACCAACAATCACGTTAATTTTGGTAACTACAGCACTGTTGTTGGTCTAGAAGACAGCAACAATCATAAATTAACACTGACTGGTAATTTGGTCACCAGCGGCGGATACAACCTCACATTGAATTTGTCTGGCAATAGCAATCTCACACTGCCTACTGGTGGTACGCTGGCTGTTGCAGGTTCTGGATTAGGACAGTTTGGAACAACAACCAGTTCGCAATTAAGAACCATCATGAGCGACCCTACTGGTACTGGTGCTCTAGTATTTGGTACCAGTCCCACACTCAGCAATCCCACATTTAGTGGAAATATAACTTTAGGCGGTACTACATCAACTGGTACCACTGGCACTGGATCTATTGTATTTTCTAACAGTCCTATTTTGACCAGCCCCACAATCAACGGTAGTATTACTGGTATTACCAATATCGATACCAGTAGTGCTTCAACCAGTTTCTTTCCCAGTCCAACAACTGCCAATTTGTTCAGTCAAGGCACAGCCATAACTATTGGTGCAAATACTGGGACCACGACTGTTAGTAATACTTTAACTGCTAGCAGTCCTACATTTAACATAAGTGTAAACACTGCAAGTACAAGTTTTAATTTATACAACACCACAGCAACCACTATCAATGCGTTTGGTGCATCAACAACCATCAACGTTGCGGCCAATGCGGCCAGTGCAACCACACTGTATGTTGGTTCAACTACTAAAGATAATACTTTAAGTATAAGCGGAAATACCACTACTGGTACAGCTAGTCTAAGTTCCAATGTGGTAGGTGGCACAGCCAACGTGTTTGTAGGAGTTACTGGATCAGTCAACATTGGTGGTACTGCTAGTACTGTGAGTATTGGTAATAATTCTGGTAACAGCACATTGAGTATTATAGGTAATGGTACAAGCGGTACCAGTACAATTACTTCTAATGTTACCACCGGTACTGCCAACATATACGGTGGTGTTACTGGTACGATCAATTTGGGTGCTACAGCATTGGCTGTCAATATTGGTGTTAGTACTGGTACAACTACTATTGCTGGCGCCACTGCCGTAACTAATATAAAGAGAGTGGGTTTAGAAATTACTCCTCCCAATTATATCACTGTTGCAACAACAGCCACTTATTCATTAAGTAATACAGTAACAGAAAATATTTTACTTGTTACTGCAACTGCTTTGACTATTACACCAACATTTCCTAATACTGGAGTTGTGGATGGGCAAAGACTAAGATTTACCGTAGCAGTCAACAATGCCACACTGGCAGGAACAGGTGGTGCAACTTTGGTAGGAACATTTGCTGGAGCAGTTACAGCACCAACAACATTCACATATATCTATAGAGCAAGCAACACCACATGGTACAGACAATAAACTTGATGGGGCGTGATTAATGGCATTAAACATCTGGACTCAACCATCAGGTTATAGTTTTGGAACATTTCCTGAGCAAGTATCGGTTAACTTACCATTACCGTTAATACCTGCGGCAGGATTTAACGGCGTGCCGCCGCCAAGCTACGACGGAACTAGGCACCATCCTACAGCACCGTTACGCAATAGTGCAGGAGCACCATTTGCTCGAAATGCAGTAAACAGCTATACAGATGGCTTACATGCTATGCGTACTGATCTAGCCAATGCTCGCACAGTTA